ACCTTCTATTCGATATTAAACCTGACTACGTGGTAGACCTAGGTGATGGGGCTGACATGAAGTCTCTTAACTCCTACGACACTAGGTATCCTCAGGCTCTAGTGACACAGAACTACGAAAAGGATACAGACCACTACAACGACGCCATGGAACGTATGAGGAAACGCTTCAAGATTTCCAAAAAGAAGCGTCCAGCTTACTACGGGTTTGAGGGTAACCACGAGAACCGTATAAAGAAAGCAATCAAAACTGACCCACGTTTAGAAGGAACAACCCGTGGCATTTCGTTCTCACACCTCAACACTAAAGAATGGTTTGACGAGTACCATGAATACAATAACAACGCCCCCTCAATCGCTAATTACGATGGTGTTTATTACGCTCACTTCATTGGTAGTGGGGCTTATGGGCGTCCTATCTCTGGTGAGCATCATGGCTTTAACCTTGTTAAAAAGCTCGGTGCTTCTGCAACTGTTGGTCATAGCCATAAGTTTAACTACTTTGTCAAGTCTGAGTCTTTCCCTCGTCCGACTCACGGTCTTGTCGCGGGCTGCTTCAAGGGAGCGGAAGAATCTTGGGCAGGTCAAGCCAACCGAGAATGGTCTAAAGGTGTATGTGTCAAACGAAACATCGAAGACGGAAACTACGACTTACAATGGATAAGTATGGATGCTATTAGAAAGGAGTACAGCTAATGTATAAGTTCAGTTCTCTATTGGTCCTTGTGGGTCTTGCCGGAGCACAGTTAAGCTCTATCTTTGATAAACTAGGTACGAGCTATTGGATTTCCATTCCTTTCTTGGTAGTCTTTGGGGTCTTATCTGCTGCTACTTTCTTGGATGATCCAGAATGAACAAAGTACAAATCTTAGCTGACTTCTACCCTCTTCAAGACCTCTTGGAACAAAATGATGTAGAGAATAGGGTACTAGTGCAGTTTCTAGTAGACGAAGGACTCATCGACCTTGATGATTACTTCTTTGATGACACAAATGAATTGATGGAGATGTAAACAATGAACACTCAACTTGAGTTCCCAGACTTTTTTGACCCAGACTATGAGCAGTACCAAAAGGACAACGGTGTGTTTGATGATCCTCGTGATAAGTCCGTAGGTGATATGGTTAGTGAGTTCGCTTACACAGCAGAACAAGAACAGGACGCTGAAAGAGCTTTGAGGCTTCTAGAAGAAGAGTATGCTGAATGGCAGACAGCTTATGCAGGACCTTCCGACACAGATGAACTCAAGGAACTAGCAGACCTAGTGTACGTTATCTACGGCTATGCAGACTCTTGTGGTTTCAACCTAGACGAAGCAGTACGGCGAGTACACGACAACAATATGGGGCGTATGTTTCAAGAAGATGGCACCATCAAGCGCCGTGAAGACGGAAAGGTTCTCAAGAACCCTCTGTACCCTAAAGTTAACCTAGAGGATTTGGTGTGAAAGTATGGGTAGCATTTGCGTATGAAAACTATTACCCTATGGGTGAACAGGACGTAATAGGGGTCTACTCAACTAAAGAGAAAGCTTACGAAAGTTTTACACGTCTTAAAGGTTACCGAACGACGTACCCAAATAGAAATGTAGAGTGTTTAACCATAGATGAGGACGTATACTAAAAATGAATGACTACCAAAAATTTATTGCTACCTCTCGTTATGCCCGATGGATTCCTGAGGAAGGACGACGGGAAGACTTTGAGGATACTGTTAAACGGTATATGGCTAATATTGTGCTTCCTGTTTTAGGGGATACAAACGTTAGCTCTGAGATTGAACGTAACATCCTTGAGTTGGGTGTTATGCCTAGTATGCGAGCTATGATGACTGCTGGTCCTGCTTCTGCTCGTGACAATACGTGTATGTACAACTGTGCCTATCTCCCTGTGGACAACGTGAAGAGTTTTGATGAGGCTATGTTCATCCTACTCTGTGGCACAGGGGTAGGGTTCTCAGTGGAACGTCAGTACGTATCCAAGCTTCCTACCATTCCTACTCTTTACTCCTGTGAAACTTCCATCGTAGTAAAGGATTCCAAGGAAGGCTGGGCTAAAGCTCTACGACAACTCATCGCCCTTCTGTACAGCGGTGAGATTCCTACGTGGGATGTAAGTAAGGTACGTCCTGCTGGAGCTAAACTTAAGACCTTTGGTGGACGTGCCTCAGGTCCTGCTCCTCTGGTAGACTTGTTTAACTTCACGGTAACTGTCTTTAAGGAAGCACAAGGCCGTAAGCTCTCCTCTCTTGAGGCTCACGACATTATGTGTAAGATTGGTGAAGTTGTAGTAGTAGGCGGTGTACGTAGGTCTGCTATGATCAGCCTAAGTAACCTCTCAGATGATCGGATGCGACATGCAAAAACAGGAACCTTTCCTCCTCACCGATACCTTTCTAATAACTCAGTGGCCTACACAGAGAAACCAGATGCAATGTCCTTCCTGCGGGAGTGGGTTGCTCTTGCTGAGTCAGGTAGTGGTGAACGAGGAATCTTCAATCGGGAAGCAAGTAAAAAACAAGCAGCGAAGAATGGACGCCGTGACTCAGACTATGACTTCGGTACGAACCCTTGTAGCGAGATTATCCTCCGTCCTAATCAATTCTGCAATCTTACCGAAGTAGTAGTACGTGCTGAAGACACCATTGAGACCTTAGAACGTAAAGTTATCCTTGCTACAATCTTAGGGACCGTTCAATCTACCTATACTCATTTTCCTTACTTACGTAAGGTGTGGACGGATAACACAGAAGGAGAAAGGTTACTTGGGGTATCCTTGACAGGTATCATGGACAACCCTCTAATGACAACAAAGAACAAAGGATTGGAGACTACTCTTGAACATCTTCGCGGGATTGCTATTAGTACTAACAATGAGTGGGCTAATACTCTTGGAGTACCGCCTAGCACAGCGATTACTTGTGTCAAACCCAGTGGTACCGTTAGTCAGCTTGTTGATTCTGCTTCTGGTATCCACAGTCGTTATGCACCATACTACATTCGAACAGTTAGAGGAGATAACAAAGACCCACTGACGCAGTTCATGAAGGATCAAGGTATCCCTAGTGAACCCTGTGTGTACAAAGGTGATTCTACTACAGTCTTTTCTTTTCCAATGAAGTCACCTGATAAGGCTATTGTTACAAAGGATATGAGTGCCATTGATCAGCTTGAGACTTGGTTAGTGTACCAACGTCACTGGTGCGAGCATAAACCATCGGTTACTATCAGTATTCGCAAGGACGAGTGGTTTGAGGTAGGAGCCTTTGTGTATGCACACTTTGACGAAATGTCTGGTGTGTCATTCCTGCCTTACGATGACCATGTATACCAGCAGGCACCTTACCAAGAGATTAGCCGTACCGACTACAAAGGTTTCATGGCTATGATGCCTAAGACTATCGACTGGAGTAAGTTCTCTAGTTATGAAAAGGAAGACAATACAGTGTCAATGCAGACTATGGCTTGCAGTGGTGACGTATGTGAAATCGTAGATATTGGAGGGTAATAAGTGATCAAAGCAACTTACATCGACCATATGGGAAGTGACCTTAGTGTAGTTAACGCTGCACGGGTCTCTTTCGGGAAGAAGAGTGAATGGGAAAGCATTAGTCATTCTAGTATGACCGCCTTACTAGATAATGTAAACCTTAAGGATTACACTTGGGTTTCTTCTGGCAACTCTGGCTACTACATAAAACTAGCAGACAAAGACCAGAAGCTAATCAAGTACCTCGCCAAGCACAAACACATTAGCCCCTTCGGTCATTGCTTTGCATCGTTCCACATCAAGGCCCCTATCTTTGTAGCACGACAGCTAGTCAAACACAAGTTCCTCAGGTGGAATGAGATTAGCCGTAGGTACGTAGATGAAGAACCTGAATTCTACCTGCCTGACGTATGGCGTGGACGTAGTGCAGATAAGAAGCAGGGTAGTTCAGAGGAAGTCATCACAGAGATTACAGTTCAAGACTATGGGGAGAACTGGCGGGATGACCCCGGCGCTGTAACCTCTGCCTCTATATCGCACGCAAGTATGTTGTACGACTCCCTTATCAAAGGAGGAGTAGCACCTGAGCAAGCTCGTATGGTACTCCCACAGTCCACAATGATTGAATGGTACTGGTCAGGAAGTCTTGACGCCTTTGCAGATATGTGTTACCTTAGGTGTAAGGACGACACTCAATACGAGACACGTCTGGTAGCTAACCAGATTAGTAAAGAAATGGGTAAGCTTTACCCTATAAGCTGGAAGGAACTAATGAACAATGATTAATCAATTCAGGTACTGGTTGAGTACCGTGCTACTTTACTGGGCTATAACTCTAATCCCTGACGAAAGGGCTAAGGCTATGGTTAAGACAGGACTACACATCGCAGCTAACCAGCTGATCGAAGAGTTAGAAGGATATGATGTTGTCTAAGGCCAGAGAGATTCAAATAGGAGGAAGTCATTATAAGGATATGCCTATCCAACCCTCTGAGTTTATCCGTGCCAATGGTATCGGATGGTACGAAGGCAACGCTATAAAGTATATCTGTAGGCATAGACAGAAAGGTGGTTTAACAGACCTAGAGAAAGCAAAACACTACCTCCAACTAGCAATAGAAGAATACGAAGAGGAACCAACAGAATGAACACAGCAAATAATGCAGACCTCTCCTTGCGAGTAACATCAGCTAACCTAGCCCTTGAGTTCTTTAACAGTAAAAGGCTCCCAAGTGATGTGGACTACAATGTAACCGATCTATCTCAGTGGTTCTACGACTGGTTCAAAGATGGTTACGAAATCGACAATCCTGCCAAACCCTCATTCAACGTAGTACAGTAAGGAGATACAGATGTTTTTAGGAATTGTAATGGCTTGCGGTCTTAACGGACCTATGGTGACTGGAGGTTGTGCGGTAGCAACAGCACAAAAACTTGCTCACACTGAGGAAGAGTGTGTAGAGGTATTGCTCCAAAACCTACCAGTAGTAGAAGATAGCCTTCCTGAAGGTGCCTACATCGCAAGTGTTGCCTGTGCAAAGCTTGACAGAGATACGTAACGTACACTTAACGTAAGACAAAAAGAAACCCCCTTGGAGAAATCCTTGGGGGTTTTTTCTATTTTAAGACCTTGGGTTCTTCTTACCAGCACTCTTTGTTCTAGCATAAGACCTATTGGCTTTCTTCGTACTGGCCTTGAGGTTACCCGCCTTATTGTTCTTAGGGTTTCCGTCCCTGTGGGCAACGTCCTTACCATCTCCCTTACGAACCTTACCAGCCTTAACAGCCTTAGCTCTAGCAGTGTTCCTAGAGGCTCTACGCTTCTTCTGCTCAGGCTTACCTTGGTAGTTATCGTATTCCTTACGGTAATTTCTCTTCTTCTTAGCAGCTGGCATTATTTCTTTTCCCTTCCTATCAGTTTGAAGAACCCTCTACCAATCTCATTGGGGCTAGGGAGGAGCCACCCCATGATCAAGAGGAGGATCACCCAGATGGGCACTTCATTAACTACGATGTTGTCAACTTGATCAGTCTGTATCTTGTTTGTGTCATTAGACTGCTTAATGTTACGTGCAGTTGGCCTTATTAGTTTTTGATCCACATTGTTTGTAGTACCTACGGTCTGACTATTAGTCTTACCCGCTTGTACATTAGCAGCTACGTTAGGTCCACCACCTCCTAAGAGGAGACTAGGGATTTTTGAACAACTGCTTAGAGTGCCAGTCAAGACCAAAACACAGAGCACCAAAAGTAAATACCGGGTACACGAGTACCTTGACCATTTCGATGTCACCTGTGAGCACAGTATACCAGAATAATGCAAATATTGCAACAGCTACTTCCCTCTTCCATGTCTTTGTCTTTAACCATTGGATCATTTTAAAACTTCCCTCAAGAGTTTGTTGTTCTCTTGTATTGCATCGTACAGTGTATCTATGTCTTTCTCTACCCGGCCTAGGATAGCTGAGGTAACTTCACTTGATGTAGTTGACTCTCTAACAGAGTTCTCTAGTTGTCCAATCCTAGCCCACTGACGTAGGTTCTCATCGGCACCCTCCTTAGCATCTTTGGTAACTTCAGTAATAACTTGCTCAACCTTCTGGTTAATAGCACTCGCCCACCAGATTGCACCTGCGTTTGTAAGAATATGGTAGCTATCAGGGCCAAGGGCACACTCTTGTTCATGTGCCATTGACTTTCGTTTTCCTGACTCATTTGTATTTACTCCTTGAGAGTTGGAAGTGTGGTCCATCCTTAAACGACTTCCAGTCACCGCCCCATTCGAGAGCCACCCCTAGCTCCTTAGCTGCTTGTTTCATAGCGTCAGCCATCGCGTAGTAGTACTTCCAGTCCCAAGAGATACTTCCTTTAACGTAAGGAGCAATATCCACAGCATGACCTGTAAGGTGCCGAGAGTTCATCGTAGTTGACTTACCTGTCCTCAGGAGCATACGTTGACGCTCCTTGGTCCGAAGACCTTCAAGGACAGAGAAGTCTTGTTTAGTGATCTTGATTGCCCGTTCTACAACAGCTACCAAGTCAGGATGCAAACCTATAAGTTTGCTTTTAGATTTGTTTGACAATCTATAGTTTGGCATAGTTTTCCTTAGACTACTGTTGCAGTTCCGGTGACACCACTAAGAGCATTGACTTCAGCAGCAGTCGTAGGAGCTGCCAAGGCTGTGAAAGAACCGAGGGTTGTCCCAGTCCAGAGTGGGAGGTTGGAACCGTCGAACAGATCACTGTATGCTGGAGTATCGTTAGAGACCCAGAAGCCACCGTGAAGTATCGGATCTGCTGATGTAGTACCGCCATCACCTGTGAACAGGTAACGTGGTCCTTTGACAGTCGCGTACGTGGTTGCATCTGTGAAGACTGACACACCGTCAATGATCACCTCAATATCCCCGCTCTCTACACGGATGTAGATGGACTGGGTATCGTCCACGGCCAGTGAACCGAACAGCGCCCCAGAGAACAGACGCGTACCTGTGTTACTCTCTAGCGTAAAGTAGTGATCATCCTCAACACGTAGCAGCCAACGGGTGTCGGAGTTGACTGTGCCACTGTTGAAGAGATACATGGTAGCGGCGTTCTTCTTAGTCAGACGCATTGCGAGAACGAATGAAGGTTCTAGGCCGACACCCTCACCGTTGAGATCAAGTGCTACGCCAGTCATGTCGATTGCCTCTAGTCCACCAGCGCCCGGAGTGGTCAGACCTGTAACAGTCCAAGTTGTATTCCCGGTACGGTCAGTCATGGTTGTACCTGTACTTTCAAGCCAGATGGTCCATGTTGGAGTTGTGTTAGCTCCAGCAGTACCCAAGTCTCTAAACGTACCATCGCTGGCGTAGAGTTCGTTCATACCTGCAACTGTGGACATGTCGATGATTGCCTCATCCCATGCGACAGCCATCAGTTCCACGTCACCATCGTAGTAGTCAGCGGCTGTGCCGAGGGAGTTTGCCCCGATGTAGGCGCTAGACCCACGTCCTGAAATATCATAGATACCACGTGGAGTGTTGCTGTTGAAGAACGGAACATTGACCCCGTTGATCACAAGCTGCTGATCCCCCGTATCCACGTCCACCGAGAAGTAGACATAGGACCACTCATCCGCAGGACATGGAACATACGACGAGGCGTTCATCACCACGTCAACGTCGTTCGGAGCCTTGACGTAGAAGGACAACCGCCCACTGGCCAGTCTGTCGATGTGCATTTCATCTCCACCAAGCTCGAAGATGGTAGAGGTGCCAGCATCATCACTTGCCGCAGGACGGATAGCGAAGGTCATCTGCAAGGTTCTTGGAGCTAATGGGATAGCAGTCCCACTGATGCTTGCGGACCCTCGTACCGTACCACCGAAGTTGACTTGATCCAGACGTGTGGGAGTACCACCTGTCGGTGTAGGTGCGACGTAGGTGTCATTGCTGTAAGTGAAACCTGATTGACGAAGAACAGCAGCAGTACCTGCTAGAGGCGTATACGCTGCAACAAGCTCGTCAATGTCTAGGTCAGAGAATCCCTTGATTGAGTCTCCAGCGAAGACAAGAGCATCCGAGTACCCCGAATACTGCACGTTGCTATCTCCAGACAGATCGTCAAACGTGGCAGGGTAGCCGCTACCACTTCCGTTATCATCCGCAGTACTCAGGTAGAAAAGTGGAGTGACGTTATTATAAGCCTGAGAACCTGAGTACAGACCTGAAACAGCTAAGTTAGCTAATGAGCCTCCTGAGATATCCCCGTTGGTAACAATCGTGTTGTTGTGGATTTTAGCGGATGAGCCGTGAGCCACCTCAATACCAAGACCTCTCGTCCGTACAAGGTTGTTTCGCACGATGGAGTTGATGTAGTTTGGTGTGGTACCTACCCCATCCTCATTCATTTTGGCACCAGTTGCAGCCATAGTGATCAAAGCTGAGTTAGGTTCCCCCGGAGGTAACGTACCTGCATTGAAGTGGATCGTATGCAACTTCTGACGGTTGTTACCGCTGTCGAATACGTTGTCTTCCATAAGTGCATCGGTACACTGTTGACCCCAGCTACCGCCAGCACCAGCGTGAGGCAGTCCAACGTCATGGTTTGCACCCCAAACGTGTTGACACATATTCCTCTGCACAACAGCCCGCAAAGAGCTTACGTTGTTAGTGAAGTTCTGGTAAACATCAATGATGTAGCAGTCTTTAACTACATGGTCAGTAGACCCACCCTCACTAGTACCCCGCATAACATCGTGGATGTAGCAAGTGTCCACCGAACAGCTAACACTGCTCGACATGGTGACACCATGGGCAGCCGTTGGAAAGGAGGCAGTCATATCTCCAGTCGTCCACATCTCTGTGAAGTCACGGCCCCTGATCTCACACTGAATGAAGTGTACGTTAGTAAGAGTACCACCGCCAGCATTGCGTCCGCAGATATGCGTGTTCGCCTCGTTGTACATATCGAAGCCACGCACCGTGACGTTAGACTGCGTGTCAGCAAAACGAATACCGGGGATTGTAACTGGACGTGTAGAGAGACGTGGGTCAGCGTTAGCTACATAACCATAAGGTTCAATCGTCAGACTTGTGAAAGCCTTGGCCGCTGGTTCGATGTGAGTGTCACCTGCTACCGTCCCATCGCGCACCTTGATCGCTGTAGTGCCTACTCCCACTGAGGTCCAAACAGAACCAATCTCAGAAGGCAGAGCACTTGCTTCATTGGTAATAACGTCGATAACCAAATCACCTACTACCTGTCCTGACACAACAGTCAGAGGGGAGGTGTTAGGTGACATGATACCAGACGCAGCAGTAAACTCCCCATACGTACCATCAGCAGATGTCGTAGCGTAACCACCAGCACCAACTGGAGTCAGTTCACCAAACTGTATAGCAGTTGCATTTTGGTCTGGAAGCGCAAAGGTCTGACTGGAACCAGATGTCCAAGTGCCAGCATTTCCAGAGTAAAGAGATGTCCATGTTATTGCATCGTCAGAGTATTCAACCTCAAAAGTATCAACCATTTGGTTGAAGTTCGAAGCATCCGTTCTAGCTGTAAGGACAATCTCAGCGATGGTTTTTTCATTACCGAGACCGAAGTCCTGTCCAACCCAAGCATCTTCTGGTGCGTTTGACAAGAGTGTTAACCACCACGTTCCGGTGAGATTTGCGTCGAAGGCTAGAGTATCTTCAAATGTACTGAAGTGACTACCCTCAAT